TTGTCCACAAGTGTCTCCACAGGATATTGGGTCGCCTATTCTAGAGGCTGGATTGCCCTCTATAAAGGTTTTGCCAGCTCCAGATGCAACTGATCTAGACGGGGTAGGATGGACGACTATTCCACAAACGTGAGTAGAATGCTGGCTTCCAACGACACACGCCAAAATACCATTGAAAAAAGTTTTACTCACCGAAGTCGTTACTAGAGGAGTCGGTGGGAAACATCCGTGTCCTGTGGAAATATCCCCTAATCTACTAACTGCTGGCATACGATACTAACTCCAAAAGTGATTGTTGTCCTGGTGTCCAGTTTCTGTCTCTGGCATAAATTGTATAAATCTGAGACGATCTAACTGTATTATTAACATTTAATGCTTCAGCCAAATATGACAACAATCTTTCTCTAGTCATATCTGGGGTAAACGAAATAACCTGAAACAAATTGGCTCTATCAACCTTAGTCCAAACACTACCCTCTGGCGCTTCTAAAGTTGTAACTGTAGACAACTTCAAATCATTAGAAAGCGTAGTCAAAGAGTCGTTGAAGATTCCCTTGTAATAACCAGAAATCCCGCCAGGATTTCCACTGGAAAATGTAACTGTTGGTCCATTCGGCTGCTGCGGAGTTATCCTTACATTATAGTAAGTACGAGCCTCTGCTTCGGCTTCCTCATAATATGATATACTATAAGAAAAGTTTTGAAGTTCTGGATGTTCACCCAAGTAAGATGAGGGCGACTCTTCGTTTTGACCAGAAACTGCCCAACCCATTATGCTGCTCTTGGTGGTACTGTAGAAACTAAAACGAATTTAGTTCGATCAAACGTCTTATCGTTTACCATAGTAAATGCCATTTTACGTCCACCATTTGCATTAAAAGAAGCATGAATCCATACAGAATCTGGATGGCGGTATTCAAGAATCAACTGATCATATGAGCAAACTTTTTCCATTTGTTGAATAAGTTCAAAAGTTTTAGTATACTTGTCTGGGAGTATTAGTCCAATATCTACCGCTCTACCTTTACAGTGATCTGATGTTGGCGACTCAAATGGAACAACTCCCTTTAGACGATACCCAGAATTAATTTTCCACTGTTTTTTGTACCCACCAATTCCACCTGGTAAAATTTCCAGTGCTGGCTCAAGTATATTTTGTACAGTATTTGCTAAATTACAAACAATTTCCTGTGTAGTAAATGTTCGTTCAGCAGATTCTTTATTTTCTTTAAGTTGCTGATCTACGAGTTTATGTTTACCGCCAACTCCACCGTCAATCAACATACCTAATGTAAAGTTTTTAGACAGACGGTAATCATTAGTAAATGATTTGGTGCTAAAAATTATAGAACAGTCTACTGAAGTTTTTGTTGTGGCGCCACCTTTTGGTGCTGGAGCAGATTCTGATGCTTCTGGCGCAGGAGCTCCAACAACTCCAGTTTTACGTTGATCTTCTGCCTGCTTTGCTCTTCCCTCTGGTGTTTCTAAGTCATCAGGAGTTTCAACTACTGTTCTTTCTTCGAACTCGCGCTCTGGTGGTATTAAGAACGGAACTATAGGATTAATAGGATCACCAAGTGCTGGCGCTGGTAACTCAATAGCCTCAACATCATTAGCACCAGAAGCACCGTTACCAAAGTTACCAACTGAGTAGTCCATATTTGTTGAACCGCCAGAAAGATAATTTGACTCGCCTTCCGCTTCAATGTTTGTAGTTGCACCTTTTACGCTAATGCCACCTGTCGCTTGAGAATCGTAATCTCCTTCTGACTTGACTCTAATATTAGCTGCTTGTATATCAAGATCACCAACGATCTTCATCTTCATGTCACCGCCAACTGCTAAAGTTGTATCCGTGGCAACACCTATCGATAAGTTATTTCTAACTTCAACTGTTGCGTTATTCTCAACTGCAATATTAGCATCTGTTCTAACGTAAATGTTTGCATTTCCTTCGACAGTTAAATTACACTCACCCTTGACACTAATGCAACCATTACGCTCCATAACAACAAAGTTATCACCAACGATATAATTTACCTGCGTGCCGTTAGGATCTATTTCTTGGAATGTTCCAGATCTATGAAAAGTGTGAATGCGCTCTTGTCCTGGTGTGTCATCAAACTCTTGAATGTGACCAGATTCTGTTTCAAATACCTTGTTGTATGGATACTTTGCACCAAAAGGTGCTTCTGGTTGATCCCAATTTCCTTGACCCAGTGCCTTTGGTACTTGTTTAACTCTTGTGTTATCTTTCTTCTTAACAACAGTTCCTTCAATAACTCCGCGTGCCAGTCTGTTTGTATCTGGCTCGCCCATATACTCACTTAAAGGATATTTGCTGTTTGGATCTCTAAATCCATAAAGAGCAGCACCAGAGTTTAAACTTTCTTGTGATGGTTTTGGTGTAGAAGAATCTCCATCTTGTGGTGGTTGCGGAGTTGGTGGACCAGCATCTTTTTCTTCACTTCCAGTTCCTGGTTGTCCATAAAAATACTCATAGTAGTTTTGTTTAATGGCTGCTATATCTGGAGTGTTAACACCTACTGCTTTCTTGGCAGCTAAGAAAAAACTTGGGTGATCGTTTGGTGATACGCCTTTAACTCGATCTTTGATGTACAAAGCTGCAACTAAAGCAGAAACATTTATATCAGCATCAAGAGAATCTGGATTGTTAACAATGTCAATATTCAGTCCAGTTTGATTGGCAAGTTTCTGGTACTTCTCATAATTAGCGCGACCAGTTAACTGAATAAATCCACGACCATAATACTTGCCACCATCGGCATCTGTTTTATTGCCAAGGAAGTTCTTACCACGTTTGGTTGGACCGTACGCCCACGAGAAAAATTCTTCTCTTGTTACACCTTTCTTAGTAGCATTACCATATCTTTGAACATCTTCATCAGTTGCGAAAGAATAAACTTGTTTAAGTCGCGCTTCACTGTAATTAAAATTTTCTAACTGAGGGATCCATCGAGATTCACCGCCAGCTATCCCAAGCAAAGCACATTTTTGTTCTTTTGTTGTCAAACCAACTTTATCACAAGCTGCAATAAGTGCTTTAATCCCTTCGGTAGATTTAGCTGGTTGTGGTGATGATTTTGGTGGAGGAATAGTTGGTATTGAAGAGTTTGAAGATGCTGCAGAATTTGGTGTATCTGAGGAACCAGTTGTTATTGGTGTTCCGCTACCAGAAACAACAGGGTTACCAGAACCATCAACTAATACACCAGTTTGGGCTACGCTTTGTCTAACTGCGTCTAAGTTACTAGGAACAGCCTCAAAAGAAATAATGTTCTCAGTGTAGTTAGATACCACACTACTAATTGTAATTTCAGTACCGCTATTAATAGAAACAATAAATGTTTCTTTAGTGATATCATGCCCAAACACTTTCATGTTGGCTTTTAAATCTTTTGTTAGATCATTTCTTCCAAACTCGGGATCATAAAATGTTAGTTTATTTCCGCTAACTGGTCCAGGAATAGTTCTAAGTTTAAGATTAGATAGTTTTGTAGATCCAGTTAAAGGTGCATTGCCATCCAACTCAATAATACCTGGAGGTGTAGCAATACCACCTAGTGTACCAAGCATAATTGGTTGCTGCATATCATCATCAGCAAAAAATACAATTACTGATGTTCCTTCAACTGGACCAATTGGTGTATGACCAATACCATTCATAGCAGCAGAGGTAACTGGCTGCATTGGATAAGACCATGGTAAATCATCAGTTGGTAGTTGATTTTTGTCGTGTGTATGAACACCAACTATCCTAACTTGACAACGTCCAAGACTTAGTGGATCGATTCTATTCTCAACTACACCTGTATATAATCTCATTTCGCTTTTCTATTCAAGTTTATGTTTAATGATTCTCTAATTAATTCAATACTGCATTCGTGTTTTTCTTTAGTTACAGTATGATTTATAGCTGCTATAAGATAAGTTCCAGAATATAACTTATCTTTAGTATCTATATCTTCCTTAGTTAATGGCTCTATTCTTGTTAATTGCAAATTAACTTTTTTGCCAACTGTATAGTCCCATCTTCCAGGAACAACAATTTCTACCTTAAAACTTTCTGCCTGCTTAAGAAGAGAGATTCTTTTCTGTATAGAATTATTATTTGTAACATCACCATATCCACTAAAATTTGCATAATATCTAAATGATCTTAATAATGTAGAATCACCCCTTCTTGTTTGCTTATTTGAGATAACTGGATAAAAGTTCATATGTTTATTTTCATCATAACCCTTTAACATATCAAATGTTTTGACAGAATACTGCTTCTTAGTGAAATCATACATGATTAGGTTAGATGCTTGCATACCACTTCTGATTCTATCCATATAATCAAAAGTTTGAGGGATTCTTATTTGTTGAATACGTTTGAAATCTTCATCAATATTCTTAATACTTCCGCCACCCCCACGCTGGTTATCTCTTGCATATTTGTCATTAACAAAGGTTTGTAATATCTCTGGTGTATACAGTGTATCTAAAGATATAAAGTTCAATCCTTCTCTGTTTTCAAAGAATAAAAATGTTGGGGAATTATTCCTATTGATTCCAGTAGAACACAAGTAATTGAGATTTTGGACAGGACTCCAAAAATTTGAAATGTATTTTGTTGAATTGGCAGTAGGTTCAACTATAACACTTTTGTCAGTTTCTAATCCAACCGTAGGTTCATTTAATATTTGTGTAGCAATCTC